AAAGAAGCAAAAACAGAAGAAGTTGAACTTGATAAATAAAGCAGCATTAAAATATAACTATGGCAGATACTAAAGTTGAGAAACCTAAAGGTCCTATTGGCAAACTTAAAGATGCAATGGACGACAAGGAAGAGCAACTTGCTATTCTTAGTACGTTTGTACGATTAGGTATCTTGATCTGGTCTGGTGGAATATTGACATTAAATTATGTTACAATACCTGGATGGGAACAAGACAAAATTGATCCGACCTTTATAGCTTCAGTGTTTACGGGAGTTACAGCTACTTTCGGTGTCCAAGCTGGGGGTAAGAAGAAGAGTTCTAACAGTGATGCTCCAAACATATCAAAAGCAGATATGGAGAAACTAATTGAAAAAGCAACACAGTCAGCACCAACTCAAACTATCAAATTAGAAGTTCCTGCAGTAAAAATTAGTTCTTAAAACATGAATAACATTGGATTGGAAGTTGTCTTCTGGACAACATTATCTATTTACTTACTTGCAAAGGTAGGTGTATTTAAGAAATGACCGTAGTTCACGGTGTGAATATAATGGTACTGATCTTGGTAATATCAGTTACAATTCTGATAGCCTATATAATGAAATATGCTTATGAGGAAATGAACGATGCAAAAACTGATTAATGGAATCGCTATTGCAAGTGGTATTGTATCTCTCACCGTTGTTGGTCTTGGTGGTTACGTATTCATACGCAAGGACGCGATTATCGATAGCGTCAAATCAAAAATTACAGAAGCAGCGTTAGGATCTGTTACTGGATCTCTTCCAGATATGATGCCTGATGCCACTGGTCCTGCTTTACCAGTAGCACCATTCTAGGAGGTTATTATGAAATTAGATATCAAATGGATATCAATTGGAGTGGTTGGTAGTTTATTTGCAGTATCTCATCTGGGAATGATAGGATATATTGCTAGTAGAAAAACTGAAAGTAAGTTACCTAAGTTAGACATCCCAATAACACCATACACATCTTACGTTGTACAGGCAGATAAGGAAGGATATAAGTTAAGTTATACTGCTAATGATCCTAAGACAGCATATATTACTAAGGATATCAAAGAGAAAGGTGGTTTCTTAGGTCTTGCAAATGAAACTACTAAGGTAGTAGAAGAATACTTCATGGATGGTCAGATCAACCAAGGAGGTCCTGTATCAAATCATAGATCTTGGATTGATATGCAACCTGGTTTGACTGCTGGACAAGCTGCGGAGATAACTGCTGCCCGAAAAAGCGAAGCATGTATCAAAGCAATCGGATCAGCAGAAGGTACAGGTCGTCTTGTTGGTACAAGCATTGGTGCGGCTGCTGCTCCTTCTCTCAGTAGTATCCCCTTTGTTGGTTGGGTCGCTGCTGGTTGGGTGGCAATGTTTGGTGGTAATCAGGGAGCTGATATAGGTGGAAATATGGCGGAGGACTTGAATAAAAACTGTTAATGGAAATAGAAGAGATTAATATTAGAGGTGTCAGTGTACCTGAGATCCCTATTGTGAATCCTAATGTTAGTACTCCATTAGTTCCATGGGCACCACCCGTGACAGTAAACATTGGGAGTCCAATAGTTGATATGCCAGGTTGTGTGGAAGCACACCCAGAAGATAAAGGTAAAAGTCCCTCTCTTCCTAAGGAAGATCCTGAAGGGACTGTTACTTTTTGTGATGGTCAGTATCCATCTTATGATGCGATGGACTATACACCAGAGCAATTAGTAATACAAAGAGATGTTCCACCACCAGAAGTTGAACCACCACCAGAGGTTGAACCACCTGAGGTTCCCCCTACTGGTGATCTTGGAGGAGAAGTACCTTGTCCAGGTCCTGCCAACTTAAGAGTTGGTGACTTAACACAGTCAGGTGATGAGAGAGTGACTGGTCATGAACTAAGTACAGATGGTAAAACCTGTATAACGTTGTATGAACCTACCACACCAGCCGAGAAATTTTTACCTTCTATAAATCAAGCAACGACTACAGTGGCTATAGCAGTGGTAGCAACAGCAGGAGCTGCAGCAACACCATTACTATTAAGACTTATAAAACCAATTATCAAAAAACTTACTACAACTGTACAAAAAAAATTGGGTAAGAAGATTACTCCACCTACCCGTTCAGAAATAAAAACTAATGAATATCGTGCAAAGAAAGGTTTGCCACCTATAAAGAAATAATTATTTACCGTATCCTATTGATACTTCTTTTAAAACACTCGCATCATTACTAACCTTAGGAGTAATCTTAGGGATGCTATGTGCATGTGGAGCTATATTATTTACATTCTGTACAACAACGTCAGCACATACACTATAATAAGGAGACTTTGGATGGAACATGATACCCTCTTTCATCAAACTTCCACAATTTTTCAATCTGGCTATCTCAAAGTCTAATCTTTTATTAGCAGTGTTTTGTAGCATATATGCTATGTTTGCAGCAGCTGCATCTTTACATTGCTGCTGTAGTTCTTTATCTAATGGTGTACTCCATGTCATGGAGAAACCTGCACTTAAACTATAATTATCTTTCTGTCCAGTTCTTGTGGGAACATGATAGAGGATGTCACCTGGATTATCTGGTGCACCATCATCATCTAAGTCACGCATGTCGTACACTGGCGAATTATAATATCCCTCGTACGGTTTTGTCCATGAAGCAGTCCCTGTGAGGAATGGCGTAAAATTTCTGGTGGGTCCTTGACACTGAATGCCACCACCATATGTGTTTGTTATATACGGTCCTTGTAAAACTTGTATAGCTTGGTTGGTCACTGAGCCAGAACTATTCGCGATCGGCGATGCAGTTGCACTTACCCCGCCAATGCCCTCAGCAAAAGCATTAGTAGGATGAAGACTAAGACAGATTCCACTTATTGCGAGAAGATGCTTGTAGTGTCTGTTACGCTTGTCACTTCTGTTACCCTTTGGATGATCGTGTGATTTTGTAAACCAGGACCTGAATACGTCTCTGTAAACTGGAACGCTTCTCCTGGTGTTGTCTGTGTGAAGGTTGGTTTGTTTGTTATTCCCGTCCATGATGATGTCACGCCATTAATAGTTACATTGTTAGTACCAGTCGTAGGTGATAAGTTACCACTCGCTGTTACCCCTGATCCCGTCGAGGTGTATTGATACCCCGTAGAATAATCCATCGAATTTATTGTCTCAGTCACTGTCGAAGTAGTCTCAGTATGAGACGTCATCGAGCCTTGGGTGAAATTTGGCACCACAGGCACTGCTATGACTGGGTTTATGCCACCCATAGCAAAAACTAAAAGGAATAACTTAAGTCTATTCCTCATAGTTTATTAGTCGATCACGGTGATTTCCGTTACGAATTGTCCTGTAGCCACGGTACCAGCTCCACCAGCTGTTACTGCGACCGCGCCATCTTGTCCAACAGTACCAGCAAGATCACCAGCAGAACCAGCAGCATAAGAAGTCTGTGAACTGAATGCACTAACAGCACCTACAGTAGGAGCAGTTGTTATTAAAGCGTCCCCTTGAGTGAATGAAGTACTAAATGAGAAATTGTCCCCACTAGTTGCACTTGTCTGAGTAGCTTTGATAGTACCTGGTCCGTAAACACCAGAAGCAATAGTACCACTACTCAGTACACCTGAAGTAGTACCATCTGTTGTTGTAACGTTAGTTCCTGAAATAGCGTAACTATTCCCAACTCTTGATGCAGTTGTACGTGCTGCGTCCACGGTAAGTTGCACACTGGATGCATGTTTAGTCACAAGACCACCTGCGTGGGCAGTGCCAGCAGATAACAAAAGCATGATAACGGGCAATAATTTTTTCATTGGAATTTTTACTCTTATTTCCCTATTGATATATAGGTACTTTTACATTTGATAATCCTGACATAAAAAGTTGACAGAATTTAATATTTCCTATATAATTATGTTACGTTTCTTAACAAAACTTAAATGACTGTTACAACTGAATCAGGTGGGAGACAAAATGCGTTCCCAAATGAAACAAAACCTTACATTGATGAGAGCATTTCCTATGAATCATGGGCAAAAAATGCTGAAAAGATCAATGGTAGATGGGCAATGTTAGGTCTAATCGCTGGTTTTGTATCTTACATTACCACAGGAAACTTCTTCTTCGGCGGAATCTTAGGATTCTAAAGATGAAACTTATTACTCAATTTACAACACAAAAAGGAGAAAATCTAATGACACCAGAAGCAGAAAGATTTAACGGATGGGCAGCAATGATCGGATTTGTTGCAGCAGTCGGTGCTTATGTCACAACAGGACAAATCATTCCAGGTATTTTTTGATACAAAAATGCAACACATTCTATTCACAACCATCGTCACAGCATACATCGTATCAGGTGTAGGATCAGTAGCATTTGCCTAGATAAGGTATTCCTTATTACAAAATCAAATGCCAGATCCAAATGCTTTATATCAGGACATGCAGAAGCTTGACGACATGTACGAAGAGTTACTCTGGCATCCTGATGACGAATTACAGTTCACACATGATGGTCAACGCATCATTATTATAAACAAAACTCAAGAACTAAAAACTCATGAAAAAAGAAATTGAAAAAGAAAAACTAGTTGCTGAGAAACTAAATGGCAGACTTGCCATGCTCGGCATCATCGCAGGTATCGGAGCATACCTAACAACAGGTCAACTCATTCCAGGTTTTGTATAATGAAACATTGGATTTTTGCAGAAAAATTAAATGGTAGACTAGCAATGATAGGTCTAGTCGCAGCAGTAGTTAATTATGGTTTTACTGGTTGGATCGCACCAGGCATATTTTAATATGGCAGAATACGAAATTGCTGCACAATCATTTCCAATTTGGAAAGCAGTGCTCTGGGTTTTCTATCCCGTGGGTGCACTGGTCGCCATCGAATATTTTTTACGTTCAGTAGATAACGATGACGACGATGATGGTGGCGGAGGTATGGCAATTCCCGCTTATAATCCTATATAATATAGTAAAGAATTAAACAGATGGCAATTGAAATAGGAAGTACAATTCCACTAACAGCAAAGGTAGGAGTCAATGGTGGTGGCAACACATATCTAATTAATGATGAAGCTTTCCCTAGTTATGAAATATATGAATGCGATAATATGTTTCGTAACAAGAGAGTAGTTCTCTTTGCAATTCCTGGTGCATTTACACCTGTATGTTCTGCTCAACAACTTCCTGATTTTGAATCAAAGTTCGCGGAACTAACTGCTGCTGGTGTAGAAGATGTTTATTGTATAAGTGTAAATGATCCATTTGTCATGGGTGCTTGGGAAGAGTTAATGGATATTCAAAATGTAAAACTTCTTGCTGATGTAGATGGAACAATTACAGAATCTTTAGGAATGATGGTTGATAAAACAATTGATGGTATGGGTAAACGTTCTTGGAGATATGCTGCTGTAGTTAACAATGGT